CCCTATTGTCGCTGCTGCCTCTGGCTGCGGCCGTACATTACTGTACGGTGAAACCTTCAGCAAGTTTCGCAATCGGAAGACGTCTCACACTTCCCTTGAAAAAGGAAGTTGAGCGTGGTACAGCCCGATGTCAACCTGACATCGGGGGGTTCTGTATCACGTAACGTGGTCTCATAGGTTATAAACAATCTAACGCCTGTGAAGGTGCTAGTTACCTATGTTTATGCTGGGCTTGGAAACCCTCTTCTTGCCTGGTAAAACAGGAATGATCAAGGAGCGTAAGCATGACTACAACCGGCCCATTCTACAGGGTCGTAACTTCGAACGCCGTGCGCTATGCGTCGCGGAGATGGTATCGGCAATCCCCTCCTTTTAGGAAGCCGTTACCGTTCGAATATAGACTTTGCGTCCTGGAATACTGGTATAACCAGTCTATCAAGGATTCCAATAACCCTGGAAATCAATCATACGATCCCTTGGCTGTATCGCCGACTTACCAGTTGGCGCTTAACCAAGCATATGATTCGTTTAAAAGCAAAGTCGCGGACAAGGCTGAAATTGCCTCGTCCTTGGGAGAGGGCCGTCAGGCCGTCGACATGATGACTAAACGTCTCGTGCAGATGGCGAAGTTCGTGACGGCCCTCCGCTCGGGTAATGTAGCTAAGGCAGCAACTGCCTTGGGTGTGTCCTTTCAAAAGGCACCTACAAATCTCGCGCGGAAGCGGAAATTCGAAGAGGCTTGGCGGTCGGCTCGTAACGCTCGTAATGAGCCGAAGAAACCGATTGTTGGGTCTTTCTCCGAGGCTTTTGACAGCTTCGGTGGTTCTGCTAATTACCGACGCAAGTGGCCGCGAAAGCCAAAGCCTGCGTCTAGACAATTTGCGGAATGGGTTTCCGACACCTTCTTGGAGTTCCATTTTGGATGGGCTCCTCTTGTGAAGGATATAGGTGACGGGGTGAACGTGCTGCAAAGCACATTTCCACCATATACCGTCCTCGCTCGGGGCGCGTCGGCAACGACGACTGGCCACCCCTGTTCGTACCTTGGAGATCCGGATGGCCGGATTCTTTGGTGGCGGTCCCGCGTGCAGATAAAAGCGCACGTGGTGATTACGAACCCCAACCTTTGGTTGGCAAATCAACTGGGCTTTGTTAACCCAGTGTCCTGGTTGTGGGAGTGGACTCCTTTTAGCTTCGTTGCTGATTGGTTTTCAAACGTTGGAGCATTCTTGTCCCAATGTACGGATTTTGTTGGGCTTACGCTCACTGATTCGTTCACTACCCATTGCCTGGAACATCGCGAAACCGTCGACTACTGGGGGTATTATCTCCACGGGACGACGACGGTGAAAGGATGGTACTGTATGCAGAGGGCCACCGGCATTTCAAAGCCGGCTTTGCAACTCAAGCCTTTCCGAGGCTTCTCCTTGACGCGCGGCGTAACAGCTGCGTCGTTAATTGTTCAACAACTCAAAGGCGTAAAATAGCCTCCCTGAGAAACCCTTTCCAAAGGAAAATCGATATGCCCGATATGGCAAATGTAACTGTCAAAAAGAATGACGGAACCACGGACCAGATCTACACGAAGGTTCAATCTTCAGCCGGTGATCGTTCTCCGGCTGTGTGGCAAAACCTGAGCGTCGGCTCTGCTGCTGGTCACCATCCCGAATTCCGGGTCTCGAGCCGTGCAAACGGCACGGGATCGGCGAGACGGGTGGATATGACTGGCGTGTGGAAGTCCCTCGTGACGGATGCCAACGGAAAAGTTTCTGTTGCTGACATCATGACGTTCACTGCCTCGTTTGGCAAGCCCTTGGGCATGCCGGATGTCGAGGTGAATGAAGGTGCGTCCCAACTCTGCAACCTTATGGCTGCGACGTTGACCAAGGACCAAGTCAAGAGCGGTTATGCCGCGACCTGACAGCAGCAATGCTCCGGTTCTCTTTCCTTCATCGACATTACCGCTTTGTGCGGAGTGTCCTTCACTCACACCTAACGGCGACTGTAGCTCTTTGAGCGAATGTTCTGGACCGTGTGAAGTTCCCACCTTGAAACCGTGGGAACTGGTACCTTTTATCTGGTACTCTATGGATGAATTAAACCACCCGTACGCTGTTTGGCCACAACCACTCTTAACTGAGTAGATGGCCTTGACACAACAACGTACCAACAAGGAGCTTCATGAAACAAGACACCTTTCCACATGATGTGGAGGATGTAGTCCTAACTTTGTGTGAGGACGTCGGAACACCCCGAGCTGTTACCATCGCAATGATGGTTAGGTATCGGGAGTGGGATCAGTTGGCGAGTTTGCGCTGCGATCCAATGGTGTACACGAACCCTTACCGCTACAAAATGGATTCAATAGTGACGGATTTCCTTCGCAAGTGTGAAAACTTGCCCACTAAAGTGGATAGGGAACAAGCTGCTGTGGATACGTTTTGGAGTAGTGAACACAAGTGTGCTCGAACCAATCTCCGCCTGCAGCCGTTTCTCGACGGGTCTTACCCGATTGAGGACGAGCCGATCTTCTCCTTTATTGGAGAGGTTCGAAAAATTGTGGCGGACATCTTAGGCCCTTGCCCCGACATTGTCGAAGGCAGGTTTGGACCTGGTTCTACCTATTCCGACATCGGCCCGTACAACACGGTTCCCGACAAAATGTCAGAGTGCCCCACTTTAACTAGCGGAGCGATTCCTTTCTTATTTCAGTGGTGTGGAACGCAGTGGGCTTCGGCCTGCCTTAGTACCCACAGTTACGAGATGAGCTCGAAGGGATCAGTTATGGGTTGTCGTGAGACAGCCCTTTCCGCTCAGAGAGATCCGGCTTTTATCCAGGGTAACCGTTTTACTACGGTTCCAAAAGATGCGACTAAGGATCGTGGCATTGCCATTGAACCCTCAATCAATCTCTTTTACCAACTGGGTTATGGGGAAGTCTTAAAAAGACGACTCCGCCGTGCAGGATTAAACCTGCTGATTGCGCAAGAAACCCACAGGCTGGTTGCCTGTGAGGCCTCTATCCGAGGCCACTTTGCGACACTTGATCTCTCGAATGCTAGCGACACCGTCAGTAACAGCTTAGTTAAACTGCTACTGCCTAGCCGTTGGTATGAGGTGTTGTCCGCCCTCAGGTCTCCAAAGACTCTGGTGGCTAAGACACATCTACGTACCTGTAAAACCCAGATCCGTGAGGATAACTGGGTCGTGCTCGAGAAGTTTTCCAGCATGGGCAACGGCTTTACCTTCGAATTAGAAACACTGCTCTTTGCAGCGTTATCTAAGGCATGCCTAGATTCTCAAAGTCTTCCTTCGGGACTCGGAGAGGATCTATTTGTCTTCGGTGATGATATCATTATCCCGACTGACAGCGTGTGCAGGGTAAAGGCTGTATTGCAATACTTTGGATTTTCGATTAATGAAACAAAAAGTTTCGTTAGTGGACCTTTCAGAGAGAGCTGCGGAGGTGACTACTTCTTGGGCGTCAATGTGCGCCCTTATCATTTGAAGGAGTTTCCATTTGAGCCGCAACATTACATTGCAATGGCCAACGG